CCCAGGGGAATACCTGCTGCTCCACCTTCGTGCATGACAGCCGCTTGGATGGACCGGTTGTACTCGCTGATGATAGAACGGTCATCGGCACCAATACGTTGCCGGCGCAAGCCTTTCAGGAACACCCGACGATATTCTGATTCCAATTCGGCATCAGTACGGCTGTTAACAGGGGTACCGTTATCAAGCTGCGGGTCGTCAGCAGCTTCAAGTTCCATCTGCATGTTTGCCTTTTTCTGCAAGGCCCGGACTTCTTCCATTATCTTTTCTGCTTCGGTTACCTTATCCTCAGCAAGCAACGCCCGCACCTGGGCCTTTTTACCTTCTAACTCCTGTAATAACGCACGCATTTCTTTAGTCATGCTTATCGCCATCCTTTCATAAAGTAAAAATAGAGCCTTTACAGCTCCAACTCCAGTAACAACTTCTGTTTTTTTAGGTCGTTATCACTGTTCTTCACCTCCTCGTCAGGAGGTTTCCTCAACTCTTTTGGAGTGTTGCGGTACCTTGCAAAATACTTTTCATCCACACAGGCTGCCACTTGTTTTGCTTCCTCTATTTCGTCTGCGAAGCCATATTCCAGGCAATCTTTAGCAGACAACCAGGTTTCAGCATCCATAATCTCTGCAATCTCTTCAGACGTCAGTGCTGATCGGCTTTCATATGCTACGATCATGCTGTCCCGGATTTTATCCATGTCGTCAGCTAACTTTCTAAAATCTTGAGCGTTGCCCATGGCAATGGTCCAGGGAGAATGGATCATCATCATGGCGTTTGCTGGCATTATAACTTTGTCCCCTGCCATCGCTACCAGAGACGCTATGCTAGCAGCCAAACCATCAATATAGACATTTTTGTATGCCTTATGCCTGATTAGCATTGAATAAATGGCCTGCCCGGCAAAAACATCCCCCCCGGGGCTATTAATGTAGATATTGAGTGTATCTATATCCCCCAGGGCATCCAGGTCTTCTTTAAACTGCTTCGGTGTTACTTCATCACCCCACCAGGTTACGTCTGATATTTCGCCATACAAGGTGAGCTCGCCGGTTTTATCATCCAGGGCTTTAAAATTCCAAAACTTCCTCCGTTTCCCCACTATCTTCACCGCCTCTCTGATTGTTTTTCTTGTAAGCCTCTCCGGCCATCTCGATCGGCATCATATTACCGTTAATTAGGAGCCGGTCGCCCCCTTCCTTGGGTTCAAGCTCCTCTAAGGACCGCACCTCATTGGGCGTTAAAAAACCGGATTGTATTGCAATCCGGTAACCTACATATCGGGTTTTGGGGTCAGCCCTCAGGATAGCGTTAACATTAAACTTAATATAATACCCTTCGTCCAACTCTCTCTGCGTAAAGAGTTTATATGTTAGTTCCTGTTCGTAACCGGTCAGGATGTCCATGAGGGTGTCGATGTAAAATTCCCGTTGCTGGTGCTCCACATTAGTGTGGGTTGCCCTGGTAAGTTCGTTTAGCTGATGCATTTTTACACCGAAAGCCGCCGCAATTTGACGGATCGTTAGTTCAGTATTCTCCAGGAACTGAGCATCGGTTAACTTTAAGCTTAAAGGTTGATACTGGTATCCGAGAGGCAAAAGAGACACCCGGTTAGCATTCTTAAGGCCACTGGACATCTGTTCGAATTTCTCGCGGAAGGTTTTTTCAGCCTCCGGGTTTAAATCACCAACATAATGTATAATCCCCTTAGTCTGCATGCCGGTTTTGAAGCTGTTGTTCAGGAATTTACTGGCCGCGCCGGCATTTTCAACTGTGTCTTTCAGCTTCTCCAGAGGTGTCATGCCGACAATGCCGTCAAAGGTCAAGCCTTTAAAGTGCAGCATCTCATCCGGCTTGATTTTGTACTCTTTGCCCTTGTTATCCCGGTAGATGTACCACATCTTGCCTTTGCCCGGCAGTAGGCCAACATCGTCAACCCACATTTCCACTTTTGTGCTATCCAAAGGGTAAATACCTGATACTTTTCCTGCATCAGGGCCTCTCGTTTTAATATCAAGCCAAGCATAAGCATTGCCAAACACATTCCTTTGTACTTCCATCGCCTTAAAAAAATCCCTAGAGCTCATCCAGGGATTAGGGCGGGTCTTTAATAGCGGCGTTAAATAGTGTTCTGATGCTGCTTGTTTTCCATTATTGTCCTGATAGATTTTTACCGGGAGCTTACCGACAGCATCGGCCAGGATGCGGATACAGGTATAAACAGTCGCCTCTTTAAGAGCATTTTTACCTTTCAGGTTTAGCTCGCCAGGCTCAATACCCAAAATCTCCAAGAGCCGTCTGTCGTTTGTTTCTATCGGATCTCGTGCCATAGCTTTAACTTTAGTTTTGAACCATTTATTCCAGAAAGCCATTTATCCACCTCCTAGCTCCACAGCTTGTCCAAAAAATCTCCACTGGCATATCTAGACACGTCTATTTTATTTTGATTAAGCAGCATCGCCCGGGCCATGGCATTAATCATGGCCACCATCAAGTCTATTTTTCCGATGCTTTTGTTTTTCATGGGCTTAATATTGCCGTTGCCGTCAACTGCTACTGTCACATTTCCCCAGCACCAACGTGCCACAGGATTAGCTTCGTGTGTCAGTTGTCCCGTCTTTGCCAGGCGCTCAATTTCCTTCATCGCCGGGGACATATGGGCAATATCCTGCTTAATTTCAACAACTTCAATACCGTTTTTCATCAGCCGTTGTGTCAGCATCCTGCTGTTCCACGGGTCAGTGTCAACTTCGATAACATTATATTGCTTGCTCTGAGCCAGGATTCTCGCTTCAACAAATTCATAATCTACGACATTACCCGGCGTAGCGTGGAGGAATTTTTGCTTTACCCACCTGTCGTAAGGCACTTTATCCCGTTTTACGCGCTCTTTCATGCTGTCCTCGGGTATCCACGCCTCAAATATTGCCCGCCACCCATCCAGCCCCTCTTGAGGCGGGAACAGTAAACACTCTCCGGTAAGGTCGGTTGTGCTGGATAAGTCCAAACCAATGTAGCAACTTTTGCCAACCAGATCAGCAGGAGTCCAGTCACCAACAGTGGCGTCCCAAAGCGTTAGCGGCAGCCAACCAATAGATTTTAGAGACACCCACTGATTTAGGCGCAACCAACGAAAAAGGCGCTCTGCTGATTCACTGTTTCTAGCAGCTAGCGCCTCTTGCCTTACGGCTTCTATGTTAATTGTATGCCCCAAGCTGGGGTTTGCTTTATGCCACACATCCTCATCGAAAATGTCAGCATCCTCCGGGGCACTGTAGATCTTTACATACCACGTAGGGTCAGTTATTTCACCGTCTGCAATCCTTCTGGCCATTTCATGGATTTCCCAGCCAATAGACTTTCGATCGGGATCATCGCCGGCTGTGGTAATTACCCACCAGAGCGGTTCTTTCCGGGCGGCGCCAGCACCGAATGTCATCACGTCCCACAGGTCGCGGTTGGGCTGAGCGTGCAATTCATCGAATATTACGACCGAAGGGTTCAGACCGTGCTTTGTATATGCTTCAGCCGAAAGCACTTTAAGAATTGTACCGGTTTGTTTATTCTTGATTTCCTTCCGGCTATCTAACACTTTAAGAATACCCTCGAACTCAGGCTCCTGTTCAATCATTCCGGAAGCAGCTTTGTATACAAGCTCCGCCTGGCCCCGGTCGGCTGCACAGCAGTATATTTGTCCGCCTGGGCCATCGCAAAGCAAGTGATACAGTGCTATGGCTGCAACCAAACTGGTTTTCCCGTTCTTTTTGGGTATTTCCAGATATGCGTATCTGTATTGCCTATAGCCATCTCCTTTGACAGTTCCGTATACATCCCAAAGCACTTGATATTGCCAGTCCAGCAGTTGAAAGGGTTGCCCGTAAAAATCATCAACTGCTTTGAGCATTTGCACGAATTCTATTATGTCCAATGCCTTTCTCTTGTCATGCACCTACATCACCCGCTTTGTCCTTCCCTCTTCCTACGAAGGTATTCAGCCATAGGCGATTCCTTTTTCTCTTCCGGCTGTTTTGGTATGGACCGCAGCGCGGCCATGATGGTCATGATGTTCTCCTTCTCGATTTGAAGCAGCATCTTGCGCTTGTCCATGAGCTTCTTGTCCCAGGCAATAATGCGGTCATGGATGTTGCCCTTCTCCTGCAGGTATGTCAAGTATTCAATGTCTCCGTTTTGCCTTGCTTCCGTCAGTCCGGCTAATTCTCTTCTAAGCTGCTCCACGGTCCCCTCTATTTGCTTACATTCAGCAGTCAGTAGACAATACCGGTTGATGACCGCTTCATACAGGGCATCGTTATGGCCTATGGTCTCCAGCAGTTTCTTGAGCCGGTTAAATTCTTTTCGCGCCAGCTCATTCTCCCGGACCTCTGGCCAGGCTTTCATCTTCCGACCGGTCAGGAGTTGCTTCTCTGCTTTCTCCCGGACTTCGAGTTCAGCCTTGGTCCGGTGAGACTTTTTTTCAAGTTTTATTAAGTTAACTGGCTTTGGTGGTCTGCCGGCCATTTTTATCACCTCAGAGAAAACGTCATTTCGGGAAAAAATGTTGTGCGGAGG